ACAGCGCGCGGGTGTCGCCGTCGCCCTCGATGTGCCGCACGATGTCCGCCGGCTTGGGCACGAAATCGCCGTGCTGGGTGTCGTTGACGTGGGCGGTCAGCGCTTGCTTGATCGCGTCCAGGTCGAAGCGCTTGAGCGCGTTGAACATCAGGTCCAGGGCGCCATCGGACGGCGGCTTGCCGTACACCTCGCAGACCTGGGTCCACAGCGTCACGAATTCGGGGTAGTCGTTCGCGTTCATTGGATAATCCCTCGCTCTCTCGCCATGCGCTGGCCGCGCTCATGGGGGGTTTCCTGGGGCGGTTTGCCGGTGCGCCCGCCGTCGAACTTCTTGGCATTGCGTAGCCAGGTGTTCAGGGCTGCGTGCCAATCCTTCATCGTCGAGCCCTTGGCCCGGTGGTAATCACGGAACTGCGGTAGCTGGTCATGGATACTCACGCCCTGCTCCGCCGCCACCTGCCGGTTGTTCTCGCTGGGCTCGAAATCTTCAGGGAGCTGGGTTGCTCGCTTGGGCTTGCGCTGCTTGCCAGCGCGAGGCGCCGAAGGCGCAATATCTTGTGACGGTCCCGGTGTTTGTAATGGTGATGGTGAAGGTGATGGTGACGGGCACTCCTCATGCATTGCCTGAGCATTGCTTGTGGCATGCTTGGAGCATTGCTCGTTGCTTTGCTCATGCTTTGCTTGCTGCCCTGCTTCTTTCTCCCAGCGCGCTTGTGCTGCGGCTTTCGCCTTCTCGCTGGCCTTCTGCTTCTTGTCGCGGGCGGCATCCATCTCGCGCTCGATGCGCTTGTGCTTCCACTCGCCGTTCTCGACCGTGAAGAAATGCTCAAGCACTGCTCGGTGCATGCTCCAAGCATCAGGCGGGAGCCGGGTAATCTGAGCCAGGATGGCGTCGTTGTCGGGGAGCGCGCCGTTCTTCCAGTAGTCCATGATGAGCAGCAGGTAGGCGCCGTGCTGCTCAGTAGTGAGCCTGGACGTTCCGGACATGTAGTCGCCGATGTATAGCGGCATCCAGAGGTCGACATCAGCCATTGCGCCGCTCCTCGGCGATGGCTACGGCGCCGTCTACCGCCTCAATGATCTTCCGCGCAACTTCGTATGCCTGCATCGTCGGCAAGCGGATGCATGCGTCCTCCTCTGGGCCTAGACCGGGCTGCACCAGAAAGAAGCCACTACCATCCTGGATCGCCTCAAGCCTGAATGGCTCGTACTCTGTAACCAGAGGAGAATTTTTAGCTGTCTGGAAATCTGTGTCTGCCTTTGCCATAATTAACTCCACGTTGTATCTAAAGCCCCGGTTCCGCCTGCAAGCGCCGGGGCTTTTCATGTGTGGGCGGTAGCCCGCGAGCCTCACCACTGCGCAGGTGACGCGATTCCCGGTATGCTGAACGAGCGACCAGACAGCACCGGAGAATTCAGTCATGCGTGAAATCGCTTTTAAGTGCCCTCAGTGCGGCCATAAGACCCTCAAGGCCACTCCCGACCCCGATAAGGAGACGCCCGTCGTCTGCGACCGTTGTGGCAAAAAGACGCCCTACGGGGATCTCGTGAAGGACGTCGAGAAACAGGCGGCCAAAGCTTTCGAGGACCGGTTTCGGGACATCTTCAAGAAGTAGCTGGGCCTCGCTGAGGTAGGCGCGGAGCGGCGCTGTGTCGACCTGAAGGGTTACGTTCATGCGGCACCTCGCTTCTCGCCAGCCATTGCCCTCAACGCCGCCGCCAGCTCTTTGCTGCTCTCGCTGTCGTCTTCGAACGCCATGGCGGCGGCATCAAGCTGCTCGGCTGTCATGTCCTTGTACCGGCCAGTCGCCAGCAGGAAGCGCAGGTGATCGGTGCGTTCGTCGTGCTGTTGGTCGGTGCTGAGGATGTCCACCAGGTCCGCGCTGGCCGAACGCCCGCGGGGAAACAGCATCACCTTCGCGGCAGCCCGAAACGGCTCCGGCAGGCACTCGATAAACAGCAGGGAAAGGTCCAGCGGCAGGGATGTCTCGCCGTTGAACATCTTCTCCAAGCGCTTGGCGGCTTTGCGCGGATCGTCGGCAGGGATCTGCGGGGATTGGTTGCGGGTGCGCCAGCGTTCGGCCAGCTCCCCGGCGATCTGGGTCTGCATGCCGGAGCGGTGCCAGCCCATGATTCGCCAGATGGCCTCCAGCTTCGCTCGCGCTGAGTCACCTTCCTTGACCATTTGGGGCACCTGCCCCAAGACCTTGTTCAGCTCGTCCATTACCTTGTCTCCCATGGAACGACGAATAGATAAATCACGCTGCGCTGTGCTCAGACCCGAAGACATCCGGGCGAAGCTCCTGACGGGTCACGACGCCGCCGGTCGCCTCCTCAATCCGCCGACAAAGGGCTGGCGGAATGGGGCGCGCCCCTCTGGCTAGCTGGCTGATGAAGCCCTGGCTAACCCCTACCCGACTGGCGAGTTCGCCCTGTGTCTGGCAGGCATCTATGGCTTTAAGGATTGGATTCATGACTACCTCCTGCCGCAATAATAGCACTGCTAATTGTTATTTCAATAGCTATGCTGATTGTTGAGGATAAGCGTTGCTCATATCCTCGCCCCATGGCGAAGCGACGTGAGTTAACCAGCGAAGAACAGGAATGGGCCGACAAGCTCAAAAGCATCTGGCTGTCCCGAAAAAAGGACCTGAAGCTGACCCAGGCGTCTGCGGCCGATGAAATGGATATGACCCAGGGGGCGGTCGGTCAGTACCTCAATGGCACGATCCCTTTAAACGACAGCGCCGCAATGCGCTTCGCCAGGCTTCTGCAGGTGCCGGTGGGGTCGTTCAAGCCCCGGTTGGCCCGCGAATATGAACAAGTTTCGGAGCGGATCAGGACGCTGGATTCCGTGCAGGGTGATGTTTCTGTTTACGCCACCCCGTCCGGCCAGATTCCCATCATCAGCTACGTTCAGGCCGGCGAATTCTGCGAGGCCGAAGACCCTTTCGAGCCCGGAATGGCCGATGAGTGGCTGCCGTTCCGCCCGCCAGGCGCCGGTCCGCGGGCTTACGGCCTCAAAGTCGAAGGCGACAGCAATGATCCGCGCATCCGTAACGGCGAGATCGTCATCGTGGACCCGGATCGGGCACCGGATTCCGGCAAATTCGTGGTGGCCAAGCGCCACAGCGACGCCAAGGTCACCCTGAAGCAGATCCAGTACAACGAAGGCGAGCCGTACCTAAAGCCGGGCAACCCGGACTGGCCGGAGCCAATCATCAAGATCGACGGCGACTGGAGCGTCTGCGGCGTGGTGATCGGCAAGTACGACCCGATGTAATAACAACAACCCAGGAGGGGGAATGTCGGAAAACGATGGCATCATGGAAAACCTTTGGAGCCTGGTGCGTAACGCTGATGACGTCGACTTAATGACGGCGCTGACGAACCTTGCGGGCAAGTGGGAGTGCCCGTTCTGCGGCTCAGACCGCATGACTTTCTTCCCAAGCCCAGACGGCATAACCAAGACCCCGCTGATCGGGAAGGTGCTGATCGACCACGAGGGCAGCATCCCAACGCTAGTCCTGAGCTGCGGGAACTGCGGCTACATGGCGGACTTCTGGCCCAGGCCGATCATCGAAGAGCTTGTCCGGATAATCAGGCTGCGCAACAAGAAGAAGGCTGACCGTGATGAATGAGAACGTGGTTAACCTTGATGAGCGAAAACGCCAGATGGTTGATTCTTATCGTGGCGAGCCTCATTCTAAAGGCTCAACAGGTGGTGGCCCTGGCGGCCCCGGAGGAACAGAGACGATGGAAGGCCGAGTAGCGGCACTTGAGGAACGCCTAAACCACATGCCCACAAAGGCTGGCATGTATCTTTCTATTGGTATGGCGGTTTTCGCCATGGTGGGCATCATTCTGTCTGTGACGATCTACCTGCACAGCGACCTCAAATCATCACTGTCCGATATGAATGCAGGCCTGAGCGCAAAAATCGAAGCGAACGCTGACTCCCTGGACAAACTTAGCGAAAACCTCTCCTACCTCGCAGGAAAGTCCGGGAGTCAGAAAGAATGATCTAGCTCTCCCCGTTATCACCAGAGCCCGCCCAGCGCGGGCTTTTTTGTGCCTGTGATTCCTTAATCTGACCTTTTCGTGACCGACCGGTCACAAATAACGCTACTTTTTATTAGCATTGCTATTGAATAGGAATAGCAGCGTTGCTAATATTTTCCCCATCAACACGGACAACCCGCAGGGGAGCGAACCATGAACGCACATCAAGCCGCGAGCGATTGGGACTACCAGGATGCGCTGCATCCGAAGATGGCCGCCTACGAGGCGTGGTGCGAGGCGTATCTGGTGGAGGCGCTCAAGTCCGACGAGCTCGAGACCGCGTTCAGCGCGCACGAAAACCTGGAATCCGAGTTCGACGCGCTGGTGCTGTTCCTGGCATTCAGCGCCGCCGAGTTCCGCCCGCTGTGCCTGAGCGAGTTTCGCCGCCAGACCTTCGGCATGAGCCGGGACCAACTGCAGGACGCGCTGGCCGACGGCGAGATCGATCCGGTGGAGATTGTGCGCCTCGCGGTGTTCGCGCCGGACGACGCTCGCCGGACCTGGGCGCCGCATGTTCGGCAGGCGATGGACACGTTTCACGACGCCGTGATGAAGGCCGCGCCGACCTGGGGCTGGGTGGAGAACATTTTTGAGCGGAGGAACGAGCCATGAACAGCGATCAACTGCACAGCCTGACGGTGCTAGCTCACCAGGGATACCGCGCCGCCGTCGACCGAGATTCAAGCCTCGCCCTATGCGTCCAGACCCGCCTTGGCGGCTGGTGGGAATGCGCTCTCAGCGTCGGCGACCTGGACCTCGCCTGCGCAGCGTACCGGGCCGCCGAGTGGGTCCGGGCCGCCTCAGCGTTTTTTGTTTACCGGCAGCCATGCACCGTGACTGTCAACGGCGCCGAACTGATGTGGAGGGGTAAGTCATGAGCAACTACAGCTTTGGCGAAATCCTGATGGGCGCCACCACGATCATCGCGTTTGTCGCCCTGATGACGGTTATTGGCGAACAGGACTACCAAGACGCGCTGGCCGAGGAGCGCGCCACCTGTCTGATGGTGGCACAAGGCCACTGGCCGGCAGAGACAGCAGAGGGCTACGACTGCCCGAAACGAGTAGCAGGAGCGAGTTATGAGTGAGCTGAAAGTGTTTTCCGGCGAATGCTGTCTCTGCGACGTGGGCATTGATACCGGGCACACAGATGTAGCCGGGAAGCCCCTGCACACGGGCGACATTGTGCTGGTCTACTCCGGCCGCTACATCGGCACGGACGTAGAGGAATGGTGCCCGTGCGGCGGCCTTACGGCCATCGTCGCCGACCAATACCAGTCTTATCAGGGCGGCTCGATTGAGTTGCTCAATGCGGAGCCCCGACCGTTCGCAATGGGCATCAAAGACTCGGGTTTCGATTCCGAGCACTGGCAAATCCACCGAGTGAAGGCGTTTACCGATGTCGTGGAGGGCGAGCACTGGCCGGAGTTTGGCTTTTCGTATCGCCGCAGCGAGAGGGCGGAAGCCGCCAAAGCACTGAACACTGATACGACAGAGGCCGGCAATGAGTGACGTGGGCGACCTCTGGCGCGAAGTGCGCGAAGACACGAAGAAGCACCGGGCAAAAATGCTGGAGAAGGCCGATACCGAAGGCTGGACCCAGCACAGCCCCTACCACTTCTCGCGGGTATTCCGTGGTGAGCGCATCGACTGGTGGCCGTCTGGCGGCAAGGCGAAGTACCGGGGCCGAATGATCTACACGCACCGCAAAGTGAACCAACTCATTGCGCGGCTGAAAAGACAGGAACTGAACGAACCGAAGCGCTGATTCGGTTTGCGGGGTCCGCCCCGCCTTTTATTCGATAGGAGCACGACATGAACGATCTGGCAGAACGACAAGAAGCTCAGGCCCCGGCAGTAGCCGGCGAGACCGGCGCGGTGCTGGCGATGATTGAGCGGGTGGCCACGAACCCCGAGGCCGACATGGACAAGCTGGAGCGCCTGCTGGACATGCAGGAGCGGGTGATGAACCGCAACGCCATGCAGGCGTTCAGCGCAGACATGGCCGCTATGCAGGCCGAACTGCCCACCGTTGCCGAAACGGCAGAAGGCCACAACAAAGCCAAGTACGCGCCACTGGAAAAGATCAACGAGACGATCCGCCCGGTGCTCCAGAAGTACGGCTTCGCTGTGACATTCCGCACCGAGCAGCAGCAAGGCGCCGTGGCCATCACCGCCGTGCTGTCGCACCGGCAGGGCCATACCCAGGAATCCACCCTGGTGCTGCCCAACGACACCAGCGGCAACAAGAACACGGTCCAGGCCATCGGCTCCACGGTGAGCTACGGCAAGCGGTACGCCCTGTGCGCCCTGCTGAACATCAGCACCGGCGACGACTCTGACGGCAAACCGCCGCAGGCGGCAGGCCTCAACAAGGAGCAGGCAAAGCGGCTGCGTGACGCGCTCAAGGTGGCAGGCCTGGACGACGCCTACATCTGCAACGCGACCCACATCGCGAAGTTGGAAGACCTGGACCCGCTGCGCCTGGATGCGGCCATCAACCACCTGAAGGCCAAAGCGCAAGGGGGCGACAAATGAAGATCGTCACCGTGCCCCAGGGCTCCCCCGAATGGCATCAAGCCAGAAGTGGCGCCATCACCGCCAGCATGTTTGCCACCTGTCGGCAGATTCTCAAGTCCGGCAAGAACAAGGGCGACTACAGCGCGGCCGCCAAGGATTACGCCTTCCGGCTGGCCATTGAGCGCATCAGCGGCGAGCCCCTGAACGAAGGGTTCGAGACCTACGCCATGCGGCGGGGCCACGAATTGGAGCCCGAGGCCCGTCTGGCCCATGAAGCGCGGATTGAAATGCTGATCGAGCATGCCGGGGTGGTGCTGACCGATGACGGACTGTTCGGGGCCAGCGCGGATGGGCTGATCAATGACGACGGCGGCAGCGAGTACAAGTGCCTGATCGCGCCTGAGCGCATCCGCAGCATCGTCGTGGACCAGGATCTGAGCGAGTACCACGACCAGGTGCAGGGCTGCATGTGGCTTACCGGAAGGAAGTGGTGGCACTTCGTCCTGTATTGCCCTGCCCTCAAGCCTGCGGGCCTGGATCTGATCATCCATGAGCAGAAGCGCGACGACGATTATATCGAGGCGCTGGAGAAAGACCTGCTCGCATTCAATGGGCTGGTGGAGCTGTACCGCCACCAGATCGAGAACGCTAACGGCGGGATAACCGCAGCAGCTTAACCGGCGCTCACCGGGGAGTGGCGGGCCTTACCCGCCCCCTTCGGGGGAACTGACAACGGAGAGAGATATGGACGACATAGAGCGCATTGACCAAATGATGGCCCTGCTCCGCGCCATGAAGTCGAACAAACGAAAGATGGCTAAGCTGAGTGAAATTGATTGCACGACTCTGACACCTAAAGCAGCCAATAAACGGAGTGCTGACGCGGACTGGCTGGGCATGGACATCATCCGCCAGCAGCACCAACTCCACGCACTCGCTGTTGAGCTGGGGTTTGCAGATCGCCGTGACAGCTATGAGCCAGTTGAACTCCGCGACGGATGGCATCGCTATCACTTTCAGCCGCCTGAGCCTTTTTCGGCATAACGGAGAGACCATGAACATCCTGACATTTACAACGAGATTCGGCCAAGACGCACAGGTCCGCTACACACCCAACGGCAAGGCCATCACCACGGTTCGCTGTCCGGTGGAGGCTGGCTGGGGCGAGAACAAGCACACAAGCTGGGTCACGGCGGTGATCTTCGGCGAGCGCGGCGAGAAGCTGGCGCCGCACGTCCTCAAGGGCGGCAAGGCGACGATCTCCGGCGAGTTCAAGGCGCGGGAGTACGAATCCAACGGCGAGACACGGATGTCGCTGGAGGTGCTGGTGCGCGAGATTGAGCTGCAGGGTGAGCCGCGCCAGGGGCAGGCGAACCAGGCTCAACAGCCGGATCATCACAACCAGCCGCCCGCCGATGATTTCAGCGACAACGATCTGCCGTTCTAGGAGCCACCCATGATCCGCTACGCACTGCTACTGCTCCCCTGCGCCGCCCTGGCCGACCCGACGCTCTACGTTCAGGGCGGAATGGGCTACCAGATCGGGATGACCGAACGCTGGACCTACGAGAGCGAACGCTACTCCGGGGAGTACACCATGGACCTGCCGCCCCTGGTGGGCTCGGTGGAGGCCGGTATCAGCTACCGCAACTGGTTCATCCAGGGCCAGCACGTCAGCAGTGTGGAGACGGGCCAGGACCATGGATTCAACGTCATCAGCGCCGGCTACCGGTGGGAGTGGGAGCTATGACGCCGATGCAGCGACTGGTGGAGCGCAAGGTGCGAATCCTGGGCGCCTCACCGCAAACCCGAAAACGCGCCCAGCTCATAGCGATTGAGCGGGTACAGGGCGGCGAGCTGCGCATCCGTGCGGTGCGGGCTGCCGTTAGTTATGCAGCAGACAATACAGACAAGGAGGCCCGCAATGGCTGAGCAGCATCTTACGGCAGGGCAGGTCCGGCAGTTAATTCACTACGATCCTCTTTCCGGGGCCCTTACATGGAAGAGAAGGCATCGGAAATGGTTCAAGTCCGACAGGTCTTTTAACGCCTGGAACAATCGCTTCTCGGGGAAGCGGGCGGGATCATGCCGAAAGCAGATTAGGAACGGTTATGCGTACAGGGTTGTTTCCTTGTTCGGCAAGATATACATGGAGCACCAGTTGGTATGGCTTCTGATGACTGGCGATTTTCCTGACTTTCCCATTGACCACCTCAATAGAGATGCCACCGACAACCGATGGAGAAACATCTCCAAATCCAGCCCTCAAGAAAACGCGCGAAACCTTTCAATGATGCGCAGCAATTCCAGTGGTGTAACCGGAGTAAGTTGGCACAAGGGCGTGGGGAAATGGGTGGCGCAATGTCGAGTAAATGGACGCCTCCACCACATAGGCTCCTTTGAAAAAATAAAGGATGCAGAGATGGCCATCAAGGATTTCAGGTTGCGGCACGGATTTTCTGAGGAGCATGGGCTTTCCCATGCTAGATATGCGAAGCAAGCCAGAGAAGAGGTGCGCTGTGAATAGAGACTTGGCGCGACAATCGTTTGAGCAGTGGTACAACGCGGAATACATCCGCCCGATCATCCCGGCAGACAGGACGGAAGGCGGCTACCAGCACCCCGACGCCCAATCCGCATGGGACGCATGGCAAGCCGCCATCTCCCATGCCAAGGGGGAGGCAGTAGGAGAAATCACGATTGACAAGCATGGTGATGCGCATTTCAGGGCCAGCCTAGGCTACCTAGACCTGGATCAAGGCACGTACGAACTCTACACCCACCCCGCGCCCCAGGTGGCGGTGCCGGAGGCAGTCAAAGAACGCGTGGTGGAAGCCATCGCCGAAGCGCTGGGCGACGCAAAGGACTGCATCCGGGTTTGGACTGCATGGGGCGTGGGTACCATGGGGCCTGACGACTTCCTGGATGTGGCGGGAGACCCGGACCGACTGGACGAGATCGCCGAGGCGGCAATAACTGCCATGCTCGCCGCCGCCCCCGCCGCGCCCGCCGGGGAGCTAGTTACCCGCTGCACCGCTGGCCTCGGCTGTGACGAAAAAGGCTATTGCGATGCCGCTGCGACTGGGCAGGGCGACCTGTGCGACCGTCGGACAATGGCCCACGAGCAACCTGTAAGCGATCCTGATGGGCTGGGTGCTGAGCGCGCCCGGCGCCTGGAGACGGCGACCGTGGCAAAGCTGCTGCTCAACGCCTGGGCGGAATCCGAGCCAGATCACCCGGTCACAAAGCACCCGGCCTCCTACGCCGAGACCTTCACGGATATGGCCAAGGCCATGATGCCGCTGATGGCCGCCCCGGACGAGCGGGAGATAGCGGCACTATTGGAACGCATTGTGCCGCGAATCGACCCGCAGAACCCTAAGCCGCTGGACGAAATAGAGCACTGCTGTGAATGCACTCTGTACTACGAAAGGGAGCGCATCCACGATGAGATAGCCCGTCTCCGGAAACTCGGAGGCAACCATGATTGATCTTACTCAGAAAGTTCTCACTGACCACCTGCATTACGATGACGCCTCTGGGCGCCTTTACTGGAAGAAAAGAAAGCCGGGCGG